CACATCCATTGCTCTTAATTTGTAATGAAATTAAAGGTCGTGCATATCAACACATTGTTCGTCTGAGCACCTACATTCAAATGGAATTTCCTGTGAATACAGTTCAAACCTGGTTAGGAAAAACCTTGAGGCCTGAAGTATTAGCAAGTGCAGATTTACGAGTAATCTTAAGATCATTACAAGGTTGTGATTCTGTGACTATTTATCAGGGACAAAATGGAGATACTACGAGACCCGAACTTATAGCTGATGAAAATCATGATGAGGAACCAAGCACAGAAATCTTAAGATTTAGCCACTCATGTTTATACGATTTCTGGGATCCCCTTATAATTCCAGAAGTTGAGAATAATTTAGGAAATTTATCTGGACTTTGTGTTCATGAAAATATTCATAAAAGACTTGATTCGGCAAATGATCCATGGGTACATTATAAAGAATTTCTGAGTTTATTTGATTTGAGTGACAAGGCAGATTACTGGGCATTTTTCTATCAAAACTGGAATTTATTGAGACCAAGTTTTCAACTGAAATTAAAAATTATAAATGCTTTTTTATCTGAATATCCTGTAACGAATCTTATAACTCCCGGTCAATTACAATTTACACAAGTTCTAACAAGACAATCATCTATGTACAATACATGGAAACAGATGATTCAGTTTTCAGATCAACATGCATGTTCTATTGAAGATATTCCTATAATACTCAATCAAGTAAATCAAGATAGACAATCTAGAGTTTCTGCTGCCCAGGCTAAGAAAATAGAGTCAATTAGTATTCCCAAACAATTATGTATTTACAAAGAATGATATCTTTCTTCACCTTCATGTAAAAGACGAATTAAATTCAGTTGTTCTGTTCTACCAAGTCGAATAGCACGACCGATAATCTGCCTCTCTTCCTCTGTCTTCATTAAATGCATTAAAACAACATGGGTTGCCGATTTCAAATCCATTCCTACACCCGCTTGCATACTATTCATTAAGAGAACCTGAATGTCTCCTTTTTCGAATTGTTTCAAAGTAGATGAAATATGATCTTTGTTTCCTTTTACTGTTGCTACACGGATACCACGTTGTAAAAGTTCTCCTTCAATTTCTAAAAATGGATTATCATATCTGTTAAATACTAAAAACCGCCCACCCTTTGTTTCCGTAATAAGTTTTAAAAGAGCTTCTTTCTTCTTTGGTTTTTTATTTTCAATAATTTCATTCTTTATTTCTTTTTCTGAACCATCTGTTTCTAATTGTCTTAGACGCTTGTAATCCAAAGGCGATCTACACAAGGGGCAAGATGGATTTCTCTGAATACAATTAATTATACAAGCTCCACAAAATAGACGTTCACAACATAAGACAAATGTGGGAACCCTGGGTTCTTCAAAACAAATTGCACAAATTTCATCTTTCACATGTAAGATACGTTGTTTCAATGATGAAATCTGTTCTTTTATTGAATTTATTTTATTTTTCAAAGAATTAATTGCAATTTCTTTTAATTGAGGAGTGGAGTAATCCATTGTCTCCTTGAATGCAAGAGTTTTCTCAAGTCTATCTAATTCTTTTTCTCTTGTTTCACATAAAGCAGAAATTAAAGATGACTGAGATGTATTATTTACTCCAAGTTTCTCTAGAGCTGTCTGAATATCACCTGCATGTAAAAGTTCCTGGATTTCTGAATTGACATATTGAGCTATAATTCGATGGCTTATTGGAGCTTCACAAAGAATACGATTTTCCTGAATGGGTGGAGATCTCCAACTTTGTTCCATGAAAATGCAATTTGTTCTCAGAACAAGATGACCTCTAGAAGGATGCTTTGACAGAAACTCAGAAAAGAAATTTGCACTCTTCACATCATATCTCGAATAATAATTGGACCCATTGGTTACTTGGTCTTGATGAAGCAATTCCACAAGCTCAGGGTGTAATCCTGCTGCAGCTCTTTGTAATAAAAATGTATTTGATATATACATATAGAGACCCTGGAATAATATATTTGGCCATGTAGCAGTAATGAGCCAATAGAAATTTGCCTTGGGCATAGGAACCGTGGATGTAAAGTGAATACTATCTACTTCATCAAATATAACTGTAGACCATTGTATACTATGACGATCATTTGATGTCATAAATGATTTTATAATCGTATTAGACATCAATGTGATATCACGAGTTTTAATGAGGTTATTAAAGTCTTCTTTTTCTAAAGCTTTTGTTGTCTTTACTTCAAAGAAAGACAAACTGGTCTGAGTAGTAATTGCATGCTTCCATTGGTGAAACAGAGTATGAGGAACTACAATCAAAGTATTTCCTGAACATTCTGTGGTGTACACAGGTTTCTGGCTCCAGAAAGTCGTCTGAGATTTCATATTAATACTATTGAACACCGACGTTATAGGGTTGAGTTTTTTATGAGCCAAGTAGCCTAGTGTGGTAAGAGTTTTTCCTGAGCCAACCTTGTCTCCTAAGATTGCTGTCTGACTATAATGCGTCTCACCCTTTACATCAAAGCCTTCGATACACGTTTTTTCCTTTTGATGCATGGCATGAACCATGGCTAATTGATGCGGCCTCAGAGGGACTTTGATTTCTCTTGGTTGAACAGCATAACCAGATGTATCTGTTACTGAAAATAGAATAGGTTGTTCATATACCTCTAACATTCTATTTAATGAATCGTCTCTCGCGGCCATCGCACACTAATCTCTATAAGAACGAGATTGTTTTTGTTTAGACCTTATAGACTACTGAAGAATTGATAAAGTTCAGGATCCTTAATAAAATCTTTCATCTTCAGAGTTGTCTTGACTAAAAGACGATTTGTTTCAGTTCTCAGCTCTGTTTTATCAAACGTATTATCTGTGTGGCTCATGACTAGCATGACTTTCTTCGGATTTAGTTGAACTAAGGGGTTTTTATAGTTTTCTAAGAAGGATTTTTCTTCTGAGAAGGCTACTGTCTCGTCGTATGTATGGGTATCTGCATATGTCTTTGTCCACACCATGGTTCCATTCGTTGCATGTCCCTTGAAATAAGGACCTGCCTTCCAGATTTCCTTAGTATCTGTGAAATACATATAGACCTCACTGGATCCAGCTAATCTGAACCCTGGATTTCCTTGAAGTGCTTTGACTGCATCTTCTACTCTTGTAGAGAAGTAAAAATCGTCATCATCCATGGCTACTATAATTTCTCCTTTGGCTTCTTTATTCAATCTATTACGTTTTTCTCCTAATGTCATCTTATCCTCAGACCAGATGAAATTTAGACTTGGCAAGTCTTTGCGAGCAGCTTCAAATAAATCCCTTACTTCTTCCTGACCATCATCATAGACTATCCACTCCATGCGGTCCCTGGGATATGTTTGGTTTTGAACCATTTTAATTAAAGAAGGAATGAAACGTCTACGATTATACGTCGGCGTTACAATGCTTACAAATGGTAATAGATTCATCTATTAGAATATATTACTCAGTCTTTATCTGGGATTTTTCAAAGGCTGTCTTATAGAGTGTTTCTACCGTTGCTCTAGCTAGTTGAGATGTATCATCCTCCTTGTAACAAAATGCACCAAGAAAAAATGTCTCAAGATCACCATTTGGCTGATATGTTGAAATTGGCAAATATGTGTAATATAGAGATTTAATCTGATAAGCATAACGACGAATTAACATTTTAGGAATTTCAATAAAGAAAAAAAGACATCCATAAACGAAACTCAAAATACGAAAGGGAACTTTGTATCCAATTGCATTATTTGCAGCTAAATGACCTCCATATAGAATAATAACTATAAAAATAAGGCTCGTAAATCCTTTTAGAATACCTAATGCAATATTACTAGTTGCTCTTCCAGTTTTAAATTCACTTCTTTCTGCAAGAGCTTTTGCTTCAGCATCTGCTGCCGCCTTTGCTTCAGATGAAGAAGCGCTCTCTTTTTTTGCTTCAGCTAATCTCGTTTGTACTTCTTCATCTTGTTGTTTCTGTTTTGCTTGTTCTATTGCATATGCAGCTGCTTCTGGATCAGAAGCCCATTTTGAAATACTATATTGTATCTTATTGCCAATTTGTGTAAATAAGTTCATCTATTTTAACTACAGTAAATTAGATAAGATGGATTACACGATTGTAATTCCATCGTATAAAAGAGCGGAACTATGCCGAGATAAAACTCTTGCTGTTCTTCATAGATATAAAATACCAAAAGAACAGATTGTAGTTGTAGTTGCAAATAAGGAAGAAAAAGAAACATATGAGGAAATTTTAGATCCAAAGACTTACAAGGAGATTTTAGTTGGAGTTCCTGGTTTAGCCAATGTGCGAAATTGGATATTTAAGCATTTTCCCAAGGGTAAAAAATTAGTATCATGTGATGACGATATTCATGGGTTTATTGAATATGATCCAAAGACAAAGCGTCATGAAAGAGAACTCCGGAGCCTTAAGGATGTAATAAGGCGCGGGTTTTCTGAATGTGAGAAAGCCAAATGTTCGCATTGGGGAATTTATCCAAGCCCCAATGGATTTTTTATGAAGCCAACTGTATCTACTGATTTGAAATTCATTATTGGAAGTTTCGGAGGTTTCATAAATCCCGGAAATGAAGTTCTAATTGAAATAAGTGAAGGAGAGAAAGATGATTATGAAAGAACTCTGAAATTCTTCCAGCGTGATGGAGCCGTTGTTCGTCTGAATTTTGTGTCTGCAAAAACGGCAACATATAAGACACCTGGAGGTTTACAATTGGGAAATCGTCTAGCAAAAGAAAGAAAGACAGTAAAAGCATTAATGAAAAAATACCCTGGTTGGATTCGTCTAAACCCCACCAGGAAATCTAAAATGCCTGAAATTCGTTTGGTTGATCCTAGTAAGAGTAAAACAAGAAAAGTAAGAAAGTAAAATGACTTTATGTTGCATATTTCATTCCTCCCATACCACCTTCGATGACTAGGAAATTAATACTTTCCACGTAAACTGAATAATTTATTAAATACATACTATCTTGTGCTAGAGGCCATGGGTCAATGTCTAACTGGAAATTCTTAACTCTACTTGTATTCAAAGAACCACTTGGCTTCATCCACTTTGATGTGTCTAAAGCGAAGCTGTAAATTGCCAAACCTGGTGGAAATACTCCCGTAGCATATTTCCACGAGCTTAATTCATTAAAATATTGTAATGGCTTAATTTCTTGTGCATCATTGCCATCACAGATAATACGTATTTGTCTTATAATATCTTGTTGCATAGATTGAATGTTAATTCCTGAATAACCTCCAGATGGAATTGATGAAATAGCAGGAATAAAAGGAGCTTGACCATATCTCCACCAATTTGTATAGTTAGTCCATGCATTTAAATATTGTATTGCATCCGAGCGTCTAGGTATTATAAGAATACGTGGAACTGGGTTATGTGTATACAAATCAAAGAGTTGTCTTGAATTATTGTTTAGGAATGGATATTTTGTGACTTGTCTAACAATATACGTAAGAGGTTTTGTTGCAAATGTTCTACGCTCACTATCTGTTAAATAGACATATGTAGCTTGTAATCTTGGATATAAGGGCCATGTATTCATTGTGGGTGGTGTATAATCGATATCTGTTAGAAATTGTTTTATGTAAATATTTTGTTCTATATTTGGCATATAGCCAACATTGCCCGTTTGTATTTGTGTTCTTGATGCATTTACTTTAGATTCAGGGCGAACTCTGAACCCTGATGGGTCTAATACAGTATAGAGGTCTCTAATGGGTCTTAGAGTAAGTTGAACTTCACATTCGTGATATTGTAGTGCAATTAAAGGTAAAGCTAAGCCAGAGTTCTGAGAAAACCAAAAT